TCTGAGGAGACCGCCGTGAGCGAGCTGCTGAAGATCAACGTCAACGACCACACCGAACGCAAGAACGGGCTGACGTACCTCTCCTGGGCTTGGGCCTGGGCCGAGGTGCTGAAGCTGGACCCCGCCGCCACCTGGGAGGCGCATGAGTTCAACGGCCTGCCCTGCATCGTCATGCCCGACACCACCTGCATGGTGAAGGTCAGCGTGACCATCAAGGGCGACCGCAAGACCTGCCTGCTGCCGGTGATGAACCACCGCAACCAGGCCATCAAGAACCCCGACGCCTTTGCCGTCAACACCGCACTGATGCGCTGCCTGGCCAAGGCGATCGCCATGCACGGCCTGGGGCTCTACATCTACGCCGGGGAAGACCTGCCCGAGCAGGACGCCGAGGCCAAGACCGACGGCAAGCCCGCCGAGGTCAAGCCCATCAAGCCCGGCGTGATCAGCGCCACCGACGGCGCGGCCGACGCCCTGCAGGAGCAAGAGCGCAACGAGATGACCGAGGTGGCGCTCTACATGATCGACATGCACCGCAACGAGCGCGACATGGAGGCCATCCGCGTTTGGTACGACCCCGCCACGTTTGAGAGCAACGAGCAGCGGGTCTACGTCTGGTCGCTCTTGAAGACCGAGTCCAAGCTCCGCGCCTTGCTCAAGGCCAATAACCCCAACCAGCAGAAAGAAGCAGCATGAAGATCACCACCAAGTGGTTTGGCGACCAGTTCAACGTCGGCCTGGCGTCCGCCGAAGGCCGCGACGAGTTCCTGTCCATCAAGGGCTGCCGCATCAAGAGCGGCGAGAAGGGTGAGTTCATCTCCTGGCCGGCGCAGAAGAAGGACGACGGCACGTATTGGCGCCACGCCTGGGGCTCCGACGAGTTCCAGGCCGCCGTGATCCGCGAGGCCAGGAAGAGCCAGCCGCAGGACACCCGGCCCGCGCGGCAGAAGGACGAAGCCTGGCAGGCCCGCGCCCCGGCGCGCCAAGCCGCCCCCGAGGAAGACGACATCCCGTTCATCTTGTCGCTGAACGAGTTCGATCTGCGCTCGCCCAAGGAGCGGCGCCTGTCCTACACGCAGTTCTGATTGGAGGCATCCATGTCGAAGTCCCACTTCGCCCCCAAAGGCGATGTCCGTCTGACCCTGAATGTGCGGGAGCACCTGCACCGTGACTTGAAGATGGCCAGTGTGCTTACTCGCACGACCATGGGCGAGCTGATCGAACAGCTTATTGCCGAGAAGCTGCGCGAAATCCTGCGTGCAGGCATTCGCCCTGTGTGAGCCCATGCACAACCGCATCAACCCGCGCGAGCGCGCCCACCTGGCGCGCGTCAAGGCCTTGCCCTGCAGCGTGTGCCAGGCCCCGCCACCCAGCGAGGCGCATCACATCAAGCAGGGCCTGCAGTTCACGGCCGTGGCCCTGTGCGTGGAATGCCACCGCGGCCCGGTGCTGGGCTGGCATGGGCAGAAGCGGGCGTGGGCGGTGCGCAAGGTGGATGAGCTGGACGCGCTGAACGAAACGATTAAAGGATTGGCATGAAATACACAGGAGGACCGGCGTTTCCTCTACACACGCCCGAATGGCACCAGTCGGTGAACGAAGAAGGTTGGCTCAATGAGATCCACGACGACACCATGGGCATGACCCTGCGCGACTATTTTGCGGCTAAGGCGATGCAGGGTGATTTTGCGGCTGGCAATGCGGAAGACTTTCAATCTGACGCGCGCCGCTACTACGAGATAGCCGACGCCATGCTGGCGGCTAGGGACCGGTAATGACCCACACCACCACCCTGCACAACCCGCAGGAGGCGCACCAGACGCTGCAGCGCCTCTGGGGCTGGCTCAAGCCGCGCCTGCTGCAAGGCCAGCGCATCACGCTGAGCGTGGAGGAGGAGCGGCGCAACCTGCCACAGAACGCCCTGCTGCACGCCACGCTGCAAGACATCGCCAGCCGCCGCGAGTGGGCCGGCAGGAAGTGGGACGTTCTCACCTGGAAGCGCCTCTGTACGGCAGCGTGGATGCGCACCCGTGGCGAGCAGGTGCTGGTGGTGCCCGCCTTGGACGGCCACGGCTTTGATGTGGTGTTTGAGCGCACCAGCAGGCTGAGCAAAGCCAAGATGGCTGACCTCATTGACTTCATCCAAGCCTGGGATGCACAGACATGACCGAAACCCTGACCTGGAGCCCCGCTTCCACCAAGCCCGACGCCGACATCAGCGTGCTGTGCTGGCGCGACACGGGCGAGTGGTTCTCGGGCTGGTATGACGACCAGGCCGGCTGCTGGTTTGACTGCGCCACGGGCGGCGTGGTGGACGGCGTCACGCATTGGGCTGAGCCGAGGGGGCCGGCATGACCGTCACCCTCAGCCACGACAAGGTTGCGGCGGTGGATCAGGGCTATTTCTGGCGCCCGATGCAGAGCTGCCCGGTGTCCGTGAAGGTGCAGTTGCTGGGCCGTGGCGGCGTGGCGGTGTATGGCTCGTGGGACGGCAAGAGTGACTGGTGGCGCGGCTGGGCCCCGCTGCCCAAGACGCCAGCGCAATGGAAGGACAACGAATGACGACGATGCACCTCCTCGACATCGAGGACCAGATCAAGGCGCTGCAGGACAAGGCGCGCGAGCTGCGCACCCACACGGACGACCCCAAGCTGCCCGCAGCCTGGCGCAAGCTGCAAAACGGCGCCAGGTGGTTCCGCTACCTGGAGCTGACGCCCAGCCAGGGCGAGCTGTTTCGCCAAGACGGCTGGGAGCCGCTGTACCGCCGACAGAAAGCCATGGACGCCTGCAAGGCCCGCGCCCTGGCCCGGGCGTACCGGGGCGTGTCGCTGGTTCGGGAGACGGAGCGGCACCATGGGATCCACTGAGCTGCGGGCGGCCGCCCAGCAGGCGCTGGAGGCGTTGGCATTGTGGAAGGTTGACTTCCCTTCTTCGTGGGCAAAGCACGATGAGAAAGCCATAAAAGACCTCAGGACCGCGCTGGCAGAGCCGGTGCAGGAGCCTGATCTTTTCCACTGCCCAAAGTGCGGAGGCCCTGCCGACAACGGCCACGACCGCAGCTTCCCGCCGAGCCCTTACTTCTGTACGAAGTGCATGGCAGAGCCAGTTCCCGTGGCGTGGATGCACGTACCGTACCCCGGAAACGCAATTAGCCCGATGCTCAGCCTGAGCAAGCACCGAGAGCCGAGCTTGTACGCAGCAACGGTGCCGTTGTATATCAAGGAGCAGCTATGAAGGACGTAGCCGACGACCTTGCACTAATCGTGCGTAACGCCATTGCGTACATCAAGGAACTAGAGGCAGAGCTTGCAAGATGCAAACAAGTGTGCGCTGCTACCGCCGAGGCATGGCGCGAGGAGGCCGCGCTGGCAGAGCCGGTTCAGCAGGGCTGCGACCACTGCAACCAGCCCCTGTACGCCGCCATCAAGTGCCGAGTGTGCGGGCGGGTGACCCAAGCAGAGCCGGGCAAGCCGCTGACGGAGGAGGAGATTGTCAGAATCTTTGAGACTCCTGAACTAGCAGGAGCCCGCTTCCAAACATCAACGCTCAAGGCAATCGCTGTCGCCCGCGCCGTCGAGGCCGCGCATGGGATAGGGGGCCAGCCATGACTCTCATGACCGCACACGATGTTGGCCGTCAGTTGGGCATCAGCCGCCGGGCGGTGTATGACCTGGCGTATTCTGGCCGACTCATCTGCTACCGCGTAGGCGCCAACGACGGCGCCATGCGTTTTGATCCCGTTGACGTAGAGAGCTACCTCGCATCATGTCGATCTACTGGTCAAAAGCTGACAAGCGCTGGCGCTTTGAGTTCGACCGCTACGTTGCGGGCCGCCGACACCGACTTACTCGATTGCTTCCGCAAGGCTGGAGTCAAGCCCAGGCTGACACGTTTGACCGCGCCGAAACCGCGCGCCTCTACGGCCTTGCATCTGGCATCGCCCGCGCCGAACCCCTGATCGACCAGGCGGTCAAGCATTACCTGACCGACAAGACCGCGCTCAAGAGCTACAAAAGCGCCGCCGAGCACCTGGGCGCCATCGCCTGGGCCTGGCAGGGCCGCCCGATGAGCGATCTGCCTGCAGTGGCGCAAGAGGTCATCGCTGCGGCCGAGGCCGGCCCGGCCACCCTCAAGAACCGCCTGGCCCTGCTCAAAGCCGCTTGCCGCTGGGCCTGGAAGCGCCACGGCCTGACCGACACCGACCCCACCGCCCGCATGCTGCTGCCCGCGGTGCGCAACGCCCGCAAGGTGTATTTGACGCGCGAGGGCATGCTCAAGGCCTGCCGCGCCTGCGGGAGCTGGCAGGCGCAAATTGCGATCAGGGTGTGCTTCTACAGCGGCATGCGCCTGGGCGAGCTGTGGCACGTGCAGGTCAAGGACAACCTGCTGGTGTTGGTCGACAGCAAGAACGGCCAACCGCGGGTGATCCCGGCGCACCCGCGCATCCGCCACCTGCTCAAGCACCTGCCGCTCCGGGGCCACAAGCGCGGCGTGCAGGCCGCCTGGACGCGCGCCAAGGCCAAGGTGGGCTTGGGGGATGTGCGGTTCCACGATCTGCGCCACAGCGCGGCCAGCGAGATGGCCAATGCGGGCGTGCCGTTGTTCACCGTGGGCCAGGTGCTGGGCCACAAAAGCCCGGTCAGCACCCAGCGCTACG